TTAGATTGCGATTTGCCACACGCTGTTTGAATTCATCAGCAGTTGGTCTTGCGCCGCGATCAAGTACCATCTTTACACCTTCACGGAATCCTGCACGCCATGCTTGAAAGGCTGTGTAATTGGGATATGTGGTGCTATAGCAATCATGCATAGCCCAGTAAAGGCTATCTGCGCTATCCATACAAAAGTCAACTTGTGTATGTGCGCTGCCATCGCTAGTTTCATGCGTTTTCATGTTTAGCACATAGTCTTTAGTCCAACTACTCATGCCACCATTTCCATAGCGTAGTCCATTGATGTTGTTGATTGCTCGCCAACGGAACTGCGCAAGTTTATAGTTAGGATCTAATCCTGTAAAATCAAATGTGAGATTGAAGAACTTTTCTTCTGGCATGTTATCGCCATCAATCAATATGAAACGGTCAGTATCGCTAGCCTCTGCTGCTGCTTTGTGTGCAGCATCACTACCTTTTACGCCATCAACACGTTTGGCATAAGGTACCATGTTCTTGATCTTGAGCCAAAATTCTTCCTTTTGCGGCTCGTCATAACTTAGGTAAATACAGTCTAAATCTGCAACGTCAACGATATCATCAGTCAAGCTCATATGTTGTCAACTTCCATAATTGTGAATTGTTTGTACCATGAGGTACGATTATACTTATATCTTCAAGACTACAAGCAACACCTTCTGTTGTGTCCGGCTTTAGTTTGTAAATTACCATAGCAGGATTTATGCGTTTTAATTTCCCGTCAACTACTCTAACATCAGGTCTTGCTTCAATAAATGTCTGTCTATCAATAACAATATAATTGCCTTCCATTTTATCGCAAGTATATGTTATGACACTACCATTCTCATCATAATATAATCTGAACTCTGGTGCTACAATTTTGGGTGCTTCAAAGACTACGAAATCTTCGCCATTGATATTTTGAAGATTATCTAATGCTTTGAATTTTTCAGAGATTAGAAGGAATGGATCCTTGCTTTCTGGGTTGCTCATATATTGCTCGTAATTTTTTGCTAAACGCTTTTACATGGTAGTGAAATGGATGATATTGCGGTATAGTATTGATACGTATTTGCTCTTTACTTATCTCGTAAATTAAACTGTCAGTCCAGTCTTCCGTATGTGTATTATTAACAAACTGCTTCATATGTACCATGCTCATATTATTAAATGCAGGTAACGTTGTATGTTCTATGCCTATAATATGTGCTGCTAAACTATATGCCCAGTCAGTTGATACTTCTTCATCAATTTTACTTTGTAGTAATCCACGATAATCTGGCCAACATTCAAACACATCACGTACTATATTAAAAAAACGTTGTGCCGTTTCAGACTTTTTGAAATATGTAATTGAGTTGTATGTATTGGGTAGTTTATTATTTTCTAAGAAACGTCTATAGACCATACAATCGCTAAGTTGTCCTTTAAAGTCACGTATGTGTGTGCTAACCACGATATCTTTTAACTTCAGTACATCCCACCAATAATCTATGTTTTGCGGGATAATCATATCTGCTTCTAGTTTAATGGTCTCATCATAAGGACTTGCTTCATATACTTGCCAGTCGTTGATTAGTTTCCATTTACTGTCTTTAGCGAGGTCGCCATATGGTAATGCTACAACTTTATCAAAATATTTGCTATCATCAACATCATCAGAAATCAATGTGATATCGGCATTTGGCATAACATTCCGTATGCTCATTGCTAATACTTCGGCACAATAGACATAATCAACATCACTTGTGTTTTGTGCTAATACAACATAGCCGCGACTCATTGTATTAACTCCACAAAGATATCTTTATTGATTACGTGAAAATCCATATCTTTTATTGTAATATATTCTTTCTTTAACTTGCCGCGATTCCATTTGTCAAATAATATCGTATAACTTGTATTGAATTCATATGGGCTATTTTTATACACGTAAGTCTTAACACCTACGTGCATAAGATTCCAAGGTATAATATCAGATTGCGGATAACTATGTCCATTTACGATTCTATGTGCTAATGTTAGACCATGATCGTTTCTATAGATTTCAGGCGGAAAACCATGTATGTTAGCATAATGACTATAATTCTTTTGCACCATTTCTAAGCATTCAAATATTTGCTGAACACGTTTTGTTTTCTTGAAACCAATGACGGTAGCCCACAATGTATTGAAACTTAATGGACCTAATGTTTCTTCGGGTGTTTTACCGTGCATAAAATACGCAGTACTATCGTGGCATGTGAAATCATCCATAACATCAAATACTTTTGTAAGTTTACTACTATTGATTACATAGTCGGCATCTAGTACAAGTGTTTCATCATATGGACTTAATTCGTAAGCCATGTAGCGACCTTTATTGATCCATATTACATTTCTAAAGTTATTTGTTTGATCAGCTTCAGTAACAATTACTTTATCAAATTTATAACCTGTGCTTGCTAGTAATGATTTTTCATTTGTGACTAATGTTACAGGCATATCAAGAAAATGATTGATGCGTTTAGCAGTGAATTCTGCCATTGCATAATAATCATATTTAGGGCTATTGAATGCGAATAATATCGCGCCGCGACTCATCTCTTGGCCTCAAGTTCTTTCCATTCTTTGAGATATTCATCCATTATTGTTTGGTAAGTTACATGCAGTTTTTGAAGTAATTCTTCACGATTAACTTCTACTGGATTATTGTAGGTATCTATGAGAACAACTCTTTCAGTAGTAAAACTATTTAAGAAAGCAATTGTTTCTTTATCAGCACGCCAAAGACCACCTTGTTCAGCAAGTAAGGTTTTGTCTCTGTATTTTTCTTTTAAATATTCTTTTGCTGCGTTATGTTGGAAACGTGCTTTGGCTTCGGTGAGCAGTGATTTGACATCCATCTAATAAACCTCTTGCGAGTATTTAGATGGAAGATTTTAGGATACTAAAAAAATCAAGTTTGTGTGACTGATCCGGCTATTGTAATTGTGCCCCAACTATTTGCAAGATAAGTTGTTGATGGGGGTACCGCAGTTACAGTTACAGTTGAACCTGTTCCTACAGTTAGACCGTTTGGAACTTCGTCCCAAACAGTGTATAGTGTGATCACGTTGCCATTATCACCGTTTGATCCTGTTGCAGCACTTGTTTTAACAAGCAATGAAATGAATGTATTGACATAACCTGCTGGGGTACCAGTTGCTGTTTGTGTGAATACTGTTGCGTTTGATGTTGTTAATGCAAAATAACCATTATTTGTCAAGTATGGGCTAGGTGTATTACCGCCGCCGCCTACTTTTTGGAATCCTGTATATGATGTGCCTACTACAGTTCTTGAACCTGAACTCTGACCGCTTAGTACCATTGTACCTACGTTAGTTGCAAGGCTATTGAACAAAGCATTAATGCCTGCTGTATTATTGGCGTGTGCGCAAGTGACTTTTAATTGTCCGCCTGCATTAAAGAAATAACGTGCTGCATCACCGTTAGCAAAAGTCACAGTATGTGTGAATGTTGCCACTTGTGTCCATGTAGATGCAGTTGCGATTGAATTAGCAGTTGTTGAGCCTTGTGCTGCTGCATTTAAACGGCTGCTATAAATTGTTTGTAAGTTTGTAGGAATTGCTGAAAGATAAGTAACTACACCACCTGCTACCGGAGCAGTTACGCTAGTGATGCTTGAGCCCTGATGGCTTGCAGCATTTGATGTACTATTAACTAATGACGCCCAATTAGTCGCGGCAACTGTTTGGCCAGTAGCAACATTGCCTACAGCGGTTTGACCATATCCTGCACCGCTACCACCAGTAGCCCATGTAGCATTCAATGTGTTTGCTGTTGTAGTGGGATTGCCACCTACTAATGTGTTGAAGTCAGATGCTTCTACTAGACCAAATTGTGCGTAACTCATGTTTTTATAATCCTACAATATTGTATAGTATTTATCTAATTGTGACGATTGCTTCCACTGTTCCTACATCAGAGGTCAATTTATCTTCTAATGCGCGGCCTATAGTGTTAAATGCATTGGCTTCGCCGTCTTTTGCTGCTCTAGCCAATCCTTTACCGGCACTGACTAAACGCTGTCCCTTAGTTACTGGACCTAAAATATTTACTCTAACACGTCCGGATACTGCTACTGGAGGGTGTGTTTTGTCGTTTCCTGCGCCTGCATTCATTAAGTATCCTGCTGTATGTGAAATGACACCGAATATATCTTCGCTTAATTCATACTTTACTGCTGTAATTTCTTTTTGACCACCCAACTCAACTACTGTACCTGAAGTATAATGTTGGTCTGCTTCAAAACGCTCTGCTAAGTCAGCATATGTTGATTGAAGTCTTGATCCACTTGTCAGTGTCCAATTACCAGTTAATTCAGCAGAAGTTGCTGCGCTTCCTGCACTTATTAAAGTAGTATTAAGTGTGCCAATATTTGCTGTTGTAATATTAGCATTTTGAATAGTTGCTGTACCGGCTATACTTATAGTTTGGCATGATACATTTGGTGCTGATAAATTATTTGTAATAATAGCATTATTAGAACTGATGGTACCAATAACAGTAACGCCTCCAAATGTAGTATTACCTGTAGCACTTGTAGTTGCTAACGACAGCCAATTTGCAGCGACTGCCTCACCGTCTTCGGGACATACGTATAAGGTAGAATTATTTGTATTGTACCAAAGTTGTCCACGCAATGGATTTGATGGAGGTTCAGTACTAGCGAAATTTTCAACCATATGAACAAAGTTAGTGTCTAAGACTTGTCCATATCCGGCGTAGTTACGACCAGGCAAACCTAATGAGGTGCTATCTGTGTTAATTTGACCGTCAGCGATAGTAGTTAATACTTGTCCATCGCTTTTTACAATCGTATATGCCATATCTAATAAACTCCGCTTTTGTATTTATCTCTATATAGTAAGTAGGTTAGTTAGACTCTGAATTCTAACTGTGTAATCTATTTGTATCTGACGATTAAGTGACTTTTGAACTGGGTGAAATATGACATGGGTTAATAGTCTTGTGATGACGTTACCTTCATTGTCGGCTCCATAGTTCGCTAATAGTCCCAATTCGTCAAATATGTAATCTGAATCTGTTTGTGTGCTGTTGTCAAATGCGCCCTGTCCTGCGGGTTCGCCGTAATCTAGTAAGCACTGTACTAGAATATCGCTATACAATTTACCTGAAGTATGGTTAACTGTCATCTTGTTTCTGGTAGGGTCCAGATTGAATACGCTAGTATCGTCAACGATTTTAGCGTATGTTTCATTATATAATGCAGCATTTTGGCCAGTAGTATTAGGTGGCAAATATGTGATGATACCTGTTTCGTCAACTGACGCTCCGCCGTTTCCAAAGGCCATTTGGTAGATTTCGCCATAACCGCGATTACTTAATGTGTCGGCTAATGCCTGACTCATATTTTCGTAGTTAATAGCGTTTTTCTTGTCTACAAACACTTCCAAACTATTAGGGTCGTAGATTTTTAAAAATCCTTCTATTTTATAGGATACTGTAATCATTAATCGTCGGCCCTCTTTTGAACAAACACTTCCTTAGTATTAGGATCGTAAATCTTAACATGTGAACTAAAGTAAACACCGCTTTTTTCATCGGGTTTTTTCTCTTTTACTTGTTCTTTTATGTCGCTAATTTCCGACTTATCACTTATAGATTTATTTATCATAACCTATTCATCCATTCTTAAGAATTCTGCTGCTGACCCTATTGCAATTTGCAATGGATCTCCTTCAGTAGTATTATAAACCCCGGGAATTTTATTCCAAGTATCGTTATAATTTATATTAGTCATGGTGTTTTTATCTAAAAAGCTATAAATCTCTGTATATTTTGGAATTGAAGTTTGTACGCCCGATCCATTGGCTCCGCGTTGTACTTCCATGCTATTTGTAAATTGATCCACACTTAGTACACGCATATATTCGCCCTGCATATAAATCAGTTTACCTTCATATACAGTAAGTGTTAATATATCCCCGGTCTCTATCCAATTACCTTCAGTAATCTTTATATATGCTCCGGTTGAAGTGACTTCTAATTGTAAGAAATCTTCCTCTATATAACCCTCACGTCCTGTAGCATTATTATAAACGCTGACATCTATAATATCATTTCTGTCGGCATCTAACGGTATATAATAATATCCTAATGTTGATACAGGCGCAGTATTTGTTTGTGTTAGTTTATAAGTCAAATTATTAATATCATTAACGTAAACAATATTCTGATACTCAGTTAATGTTTCTGTTAACCAAGTTCTTGAATCACCGTTCGCTCTATATACCACACCTTGATTATTCTTATCAACAGTGTTTACATATACCATTTCATTAGGTGTTGCACTAGGCATCATGCTGGTAATAATAATTTCATCACCTGCGTTCACTGGAGCAAGAATGCTAACTTGATTACCAGGATTTAATTTCAATGCTGAACTTGAAACACGCTTACCATTTACCGTTACCCACAATCTGTCAACATTAGTTTGTTCCCATTGTGTTAATATCAATTCAAAACTACCTGCAGGTACAGTAAATGTAATATCATCGCCGTTAATTTCTTCGCTAATAGTAATTCTACTATTGTCAATATCAATACCACTTATATAGTATTTTTCTCCTGCAATAATCTCTGGTATACTTGTTGTTTTACCTAATGGTAAACCACTTTCTGTAAAGTATACAGGAGTATTCAATACTAATGGTAACACATTATTAACAAGTAGTGTAGTAGTAGTACAATCTGTAACGCTAGTTGTTTCTAATGTCCAAGTATCAGAAATCCATACATAGCCGCCACTTACGTAACTATCACATGTCGTGATTGGATAGTTTACTGCATCAACGAATGAATTATATTGTTCATCCGGATAATCAGAGAAGTATTGATATAAATCAAATTGTGTATCACTGATGACATGTACATAGAATTTATTATTATTTAATTGTACTGATCCTTGCAAGCCATCTATGCGAACTAAATCATTGTTTACAAATGAATGTGCATATTCTGTTTCAACACGTATTGCTGGCTGTCCACCAACTACTACATGCATCAAGCCACTGTTATTAACAGTAGGATAAGTTATACTATTTTTAGTTACTTGGAATTGTCCTGTAGTTGGATTTACATAACTCAATGTGTATACTGTTCCATCAGTTGATACTCCGCCAAAACCACTGTATGTGCCTGATTGATCAATCTGAAACATAACTGTTTGTCCTACAACCATACCGGTTGTTGACGCGGCTATGAAATATCCTCCGGCTGCACCGGCTGTTTGCGTGTCTAATAATGGTTGTGTTATTGTATTAAACACATAATTAATAGGCACTACATTTATAGGACTTGATTCATACTGTGTGTTTAAATATTGTCTTTGTGTGTCATTAAATGTTGTAACTGCTATAACATCAGTCGGAGTTGGTTCTAATGTGTCAAATACTAAGACCTGCTGATTATAATTAATTGTATACTGATCTGGCATTATTCTTAAGCCATTAACTTCAACAATAGCATTAGTGTCATTATCTTCACCTAAATAGTTTGTTAGATAATAATAACCCGTAGTGCCATTACCATACATAGTTTGTGTTTCTGGAACTGTGTAGCCGTATTGTGTTGGCAGTGTTTCACCAAAGAAACTAAATGCAAGATAATCAACTGAAGTATCATAAGTATTTGCAAATATTACTTTGGCAGAAATTTGATTATTAGCAAGCATTACTGCATAATCTTCTGTTATGAAAATACTTTGTCCTAGTCCATTTGATAATGTTACTGCTGGACCTCCGATAGTAGTTGAGATAGTAAATTGAACTCCGTCAGTTAATATCTCCTTTATGTAATATTCTTGATGTGCTGTCAATCCACCAAAAATCTTATTATCAAACACTATTTTTTGTCCTACAATAAATCCTGATGTAGAATATGTAGTTAATGCATTGTTGCTAGATTTACTTCTGATTACTAGGTTAGTTGATCCTGCTACAAGTTTAGTGCCATTATAAAATACAGCAGGAGGTGTCCAATATTGACCGGGGCCATTTTGAGCAATCACTGTCATGTTTGATCCTGAATCAGTATCCAAGTCAAATATTGGTCCTGCTATTCCACTTACTATAGTGTCAGAAATAGTAATTGTTTTCTGTATAGCGTCTATCGTCTTTACATAATATGGAGTATTTTCACTTATACCACCAAATACATCTCCTGTAAAATATACATCATCATTTAAATTAAAGATAGAGATATCGTCAACTGATATAGTATCAGTCAATCCATTGGTTGCTGTAGCCAGTGTTGAAGTAGGATCGGTATTAGGTCTAATAATACCACCACCGTTCAATCTCTCAGCAGTATAGTTGCAATTTAATAAAATTTCTTGGAAGCCAGTAATGCTATTATCACGTAATGGATCAATTTGAGTATTTGATTTAACTAATTGGTCCCCGTTGCCTATTTCATATATGTCAATTCTTAATTGTTGACTAATTGTAATGTTTGTATCTAGTACTACTTTCTTCGTTACATAATCTACAGTATAATCAATATTTGGATAAAGTGTTGTACATAATCCCTCTTCTATTACAGATACAAATATGTTACTTGGTACTTGTGCAACATTATCAAAATCATAGATATTTTCACTATTATAATCTAATTCAATAGATTTAACATTATATCCCACATGTGCGTATTCTGTGGCAGGCCAGTTTGTTCCTGGACGTGTATTAACGATCATAGTTAATTGATCTTGAATTACCCCCGGAACTAATTCTTCTGGTCCATAACCAGACATGAATGGATCGCCTTTAATTGTATACGCAGGATTAGGTATACTAAACACTTGTGTTTTATCCCAAACTATAGGAGTTGCTGTTATATCATCAGTTTGGAATAATGTATTGTTATTTCCTGCTATAGTCCATTCATTTTTTATATTATTAAAATATAAAACATTTAAATTTTCTGTTGTTCCGGTTGATTTATCAACCCAAGTAATTGCGTCACTACTAGTGAATAATTTTCCATTATCGCCTATTGAAACGAATATATTTTGTGCGAATGCAGAATCATTTATTCTATCTCCGGAACCTATAGAAGATATATAGGTGGCGTTTACGCCTCCTGTATAGCGATATACTACTCCTAAATCTCCTGCTATTATAGCAAATAGATTATTATATGCTATAGTTCTCATTGTAGCGGTTATATGAGAGGGAGGCACACCAGGAGGATATCTATAGTTGCTAATTATTGTCCATTCTACTCCGTCTGTGCTTCTTAATATTATTTTTGAACCGTTATATGTACCTACTGCTAAGAAGAATGTAGCGAGCGGTAAAGAAATATATGCGACATCATATAATATACCGCTATTGTCTGTATCAAATTTAAATACTTCAACCCAATCAACACCATTAGCGCTTACACAAATATTTTTTCCTACTGCAATATATTTTCCATTTGCGTAAGTAATTTTATTAAATGATAGTTTTGATTGAATTAATAATTTCCTTTCAAACTCCAATTCATCTTCATTGACTCCGAATGGTACAAAGAAGCCGTTAGTTGACCAGCCTACTGCATCCGTACTAGTTAATATCGGAGTGGCACTATTAGTAGATGTCATTACATATAGATCATTTGTTTTAATAATATCTGTAATTGATAATGATTTATTGCTTAATCTTCCTAATAGCCAATCATCAGTGACTTCTAAATCTTTTGCTAATGCAGTATAATTTGGTAAATTTGCAGGTGCTATATAGTTAATACCATCAAATGTAATTCCTGTAATATTAACGTTTTCCGGATAAAATACTTGATCCTGCAATAATGTATCAATTTCAAATTGTTCCGCAGGGTCAAACGCATTACCCTTATATGTAGTGTTAGGATAAGTTACTCCTGTAAACAACTGTGATAGTTCTTTACCCGGCATATTAATAGTCGGTTGATAGTAGCCCACAACACGATCCATTGCGTTTAAGCGTCTATCTCCGCTATTCAATTCTTCCCACTTACCGAATACAAATTGATCGTCGTTATTTGAAACCACGCAAATATATACGCGATTATTGTATTTGACTATGCTTTGATTAAAGTAGAATGGTTCAGGTAATTGCATAAATGAACCGGCCTTAGTCATAATCATATAGCCAGAATCAGATCCAACTACAAATGCTGTGCCACCTGGTTCCTCACTAATAGTAATAGTTGTACTGTCAATTATGTCTGCAATATAATATGTTTTACCTAATATTATATTACCAAATACTGTTCCAGTGAATACGACTGAATCATTTTCTGTAAAGGAATTTGTATCGTCTAATATAATATTTGTGCCAGAACATGAAGTAGCGTTAGCGCTAGTCCAACCATCATATGGTAATGTCAAACCACTTACTGGTATAGTCATTCTTGGATCACTATATACCTTAAATGAATTTGCATTAATGACCTTTAGATAGTATTTGTTTGTTGTTGCATTTGGTTTTCCATTACAAATGACATTTAATATATTTCCATTACTTTCTATTGGTAATGACCAACTATATGTTCCAGGCACTATACTATCAATCTTGTTAACAGTGATTGTTAAATCATTTTTAGGAGTTGTACCTCCTAGTAAATTACCGGGTATTTTAATAGTATTGTTTATAGTAAAGCCTGCACCCTGATCACTTATTATGACTCTATAACCACCTAATATATAACTTACATCAAAAGTGGCATCTGTTGTTATTTTTTGATTTAGTGTTACTGGGCCATATTCATCACTTGTAATAGTTGTATTAAGTTTTAAATATACAGGTCCAGTTGCAATCATGCTACCAGAATTTGTTGTTAATTCAACTTTTGTTCCTGTTAAACTATCTTTAACTGTAAATCTGTTGTTAATAGTATCTATAGTATCAACATAATAAGTTGCACCGACTACTATACTACCTAAGGGATTTTCTGAGAATACAACAGGCATATCTACATACATAGAATCTACAGTACCATCTACTGTAAATTCATCACTTGTTGCTGATGAACTTGTGATAGCATAAGTTAATGTGCCTATTTCTTCTATGTAATATGTCGTATTGGCAACAAGACCGCCCATGTTAATATCAACTGTAATCGGCATGCCTATGTACATACCCGAACGACCGCCGCTACTATTGGTAATAGTTATAAGATTGGCTGTTGCTGAAGAATATTCTATTGTTCTTTGAATTAAATTACCATATTCCAATGATGTAATATTTGTGTATTGAGTACTTGTAGGATAGAACGTAAACAATTGTCCGTCAACTTGTCCAGGACTTGCTGGCAACTGTATGTTAATTGTCATAGTGCCAGTTTCATCTGTTAATTCAAGATTACCTTCTTGATCTACAAAGAAGCAATATGTTTGACTATCGGCAGTTACCGGACTTAATGCATACTCACTACCGCCTAATGTTTCACTAATTGTAATAACATTGATACCAATACTCTTTACGTAATATATTGTACCTAACTCAATGTTACCCCAATCTGAAACTGACTCGCCCTCTATAGTCATATTACTAAACACGATTCTGTCATTAACATTTAGACCGATCGTATTTTGTACTATGATTTGGTTGGCAGCGTTAATACTTAATGCTTTAATTCTTACAAAATCGTTATTTTCACGTATGGTGAAATTTTGATTATCTAATACACTATTAACAAAATATACAACGTGTTCTTCTATGCCACCAAACACATTACCTGTAAACACTACTGGAATTCCTGTATATAAACCAGATGTTCCGCCTGTTCCAATACTAGTTAATGGGATAGTAACAACGCTATTTGTTGAACTTGTTTGGACTACTGTTCTAATGCCCGGATAATAAGTTCCAATAATTGCTGTATCTGTGATTTGTCCGGTATAGCATTTAATAGTTGTTGCAGTATAATTTCCTAAATTATAAACAGGACCAGATATTGTTTCACTAATAGTGAATTGTGTATCATTTATAATTTCGTTGACATAATAAGTTTGATCAGCAACAATGTTGCTAGTACCCATTTGTCCTGTAAATTTAATTGGCATTCCAACTGTAAAGCCGATTGTAGAACCACTAGCATTTTCTGTAGATACACTTACTTGTAGTGAGAGCGTATTTGTTGAAGCATTAGTATTAGATATGGTACGTTCAAATTCTGACCATTCGGTAACTGATTCGTTGCTTACGCTAGAGATAGGTAATACTAATCCATCATTACTTGCTAATATAGTGTTTATTGCAGGTAAAGTTGACTGCAATTCAATACTTGAACTGCTTACGTTTTCTGTATTGTTATATGAACCTGCAAAGAATGCTCCATAAAATGAGCCAGGAGTCCAGTCTTTGACTTGTGAATCGTAAGTTGTTCTATCAAATCGTAAAGTTAAATTGTTTTCTCTGATTGGATAACTTGAACTTATAGCACTGGCTTTTGCACCTAATTCAAACTTATGATTAGATCCTGTGCCTTGACTATAAATTTCAACTCTGTTTTGATCCTTAACTGCATCGCTATAATTTGCATATAGTGCTAATACAGTTAATGGACTACTTGCTAATACGTTAATATAATAATATTGATTGTTTTCTAATCCACCAATATTTTCTCCAGATACTTTAACATAACGTATCAAATCCCCTGTTTGCAATGCAGGAGCATAAAGTTCAATAGTATTCTCTAATGATGTAACATTATCACTACTAAATGTAAACGATGCGGCTGGATCAATGATAATATTAGGTAATACAGCATATCCTATTCCAGGATTTATTACTTTAATACCTACCACTGAGTCTAGACTCATTATTGCTTCTAGTACTGCTTCTTCTTTAGGCTCAGGATACTTACTAAGATCAATTTGGGCTAATACTCTAGGTGGGTTGCTGTAACCTCTACCGCCATCTAATACTACAACTGCTGGCAAATCAATAAAGACATTTTCATTAGGTATGTGATCATATTCTTCTGTCCCGTTTAAACCTCTAGTTAAACCAAATAGTGTATTAGTACTAGTATCAACAGAACTATAACCTATAATTTCAAATCTTGTTGGATTTTCAACGTCTGCTATTTTAATAACACCGTTGATGGGGAAACCTTGTGCGTTATCAACAATAACAAATGTAGCGCCGATAGGCAAATAACTTACAATTTTAGTTATTAGATAATTTTCTTGACCAACCAAACTTACGCCATAATTATTATACCACTCAGTATATTGAGGTAGTGTCCATACGGAATCATCAGGTAAAAATTCACTTGATTGATTAGGATTATTATAAACCAATTCTGGTGTTATAAATGATTGTGTTGTAAAATCATAAGTTGCTGGTAGATCAAAATCTGTGATGTTGCCTTGATATACATCGGTTCCTTTATACTCAAACAAGAATTCTTTAATCACTACGTGATAAGGTTTAACTTCGTTTACATATCCAGACAAAAATTCTTGATTGTCAGATTTGAAGTTTTGAATTGGTACTAATTCACGTATCTTGTGCGATATGTCTACTAAACTTGTTTTATTTAACCATGGCAAATAGTTTTGATTTTCTACTGTTTCTGCTTGGATATATTCAAACAATAATATCAATGATTTGTTGCGATAAATTAGCAAATCATTTGTATAGATTTGTTCGTTAAGTGCGCGAATTATCCAACGTGTTTCTTGACTTGGATATTGATCAAATGGGGTTGTGCCGTAGAAGTCATCGCCATAACCAGTCTGACCTAAATCATAATTCCATAATTCAGTTTTAAATCTTATGGTACCGTTTTGTAATCCAATTCTAGTCCAAACATTGTTTTGATCTAGTCTGTAATATTCAACAAAGCCTTGACTATTTTGGCTTACACTTACAATTGTACCTTCTGGTACAGTTAATGTTGACAAATCTGCATAAAACTGAACTTGTGTTACTGGTTTTGTATTATTATTATAACCCGGTGCCCACCAATTAATTCTTTCCCAATAGTTTGTTGTGTCATAGTACGCACCTTTTTCATTCAAGAATGAAATTTGTGGGCGTAATTCTGTAATAGGATACAATTGTAAAATTGAATTTGCATACTGTAGATAATTTTGTAATGCTTTGTAACGATCATAGAAGAAACTTTGTCTTGGCCTTGCCAATACACCTGTTTGTACTAGTTTAGGCAAGAACGGATCCGGCAATACGCCGCCTTCTTCATCAACACCAGCCAAGCTATCTAGCATTCTATCATATAATGATTCTGGTGTGAAAATTCCCATAGCAGGATTTACAAAGCCCGGTAAGAAATCGCTTGCAAAATCTTGTCTAATTAATTGATAACTTTGATGGCTCGGATCATCATTATAACCTGTACTATAACCTATGTGCAACACACTATCTGTGGCATTGATATATTGCTGGCTATTATAAAGAGCAAATACGTTTGAATTAATCGGAGCCAAATAAGTAATTCCTGATGCTAATGGATTTCTTATATATGAAGCGATACTAGTATCGGCTAGTGTTTTGTTGCCTAATATTAATCCTGAATTTCTAACCCAGAAGTAATATACAGGCTGTATAGTATTTGAACTATTAATTATAGTCTGTACTGTATATGCATTTACATCTTTAGGGATACCGGGCCCTTGATAATCTGCTGGACTGACGGAACTACCTATCCAAGTATAAATCGCTACGTCACTGCCCGGGAATAATGCTCCCCAATATTTTGCATTATAAGCATTATCATTTTGATGATAATTTACAAATCTTACGTTTGTGGTGTCAAACCAAACTGTACCAACTTGATTTACACCCCATACAAATCCGCTTTGTGTATTAAGTTCATTGTTGTATGTGGCAGGATCAACATTTGATATATTATCAATATTCTGTCTAACTGCACCCAACAATTTACCCTGCAATGGATCAAAATAATCCATGTTGACTAAAGTTTGATTTGATTCTGCACTATAAATTTGTATGTTCTGTATTCTATTGATATCAACAATTGGATTTGTTTGACGATATACAGACCAGTTTGGTATGCCGGTTTCATTAATATAAACTACAACCTGTCCATCAATATCATCAGGACGATAGTTAGGAGTACCTATAATAACTTTATTTTCATTAAAGTCTAATACACGACCATAATATGGTTGTGATCCGTAAATTTGATCACGGCTGTTACAACTTTGAGCATATGTGTATGCACCGATATTATTTAAATTTTCTTCAAAATTACTCAAATAATCGTACATGTATACTGCGCCGGCGTTAGGATAACTATCTATAAACTGTGTAGCGTTATTATCAAACACTAAATCATTTTGATAATTTTCATCGTCGGTAAAATCAAAGGTTGTTTGCGCATATCTTGTTCCTGAAGGCGCGCTGACTACTGCTGAATTTTGTTCGTTAAATTTAATAGTTGTGCCAAATTGAGTTGGGCCTGTCAAGTGAGGACATTGTATAACTTGTGTTTGTGTATATAATGTTAAACCTAATTCTTCTAGTGTAGTTGTATCAGTAACATTAATTAATAATTTTTCATTTGCTAATGCTAAGTCTTGATTAATTAAAGAAATGATTAATTTGCCATTACTTGATGCTGCTTCAACATTAGATATGCCTGCTTGATTAATTGTTAATGCAGCCAAATCACCGTTACCTACTGGTATAGTTACTAAAAAGCCATTTATTAATAAGTCTCTAGGTGCTGTAACATTGACTTCTTCTGTGCCTATTACAATACCAAAACGTGCCCCTGCATTTGTATATCTATATACAGCACCTTCTTCATTTGTGCTATTCAACGCGAACGGTGCACCAACTAATATTTCAGTTGCAAATTTGTTTGTATCTAATCCAGTACCAAATCCAACTCCTATTCTTGGATTAGTTTCTGTTGTAAGTGTTTGAACAAGATTAAAGTTACAACTATCAACTTCTATTATATCACCTGCTTTAAATGTTCCAGTATAAACTAAATTTGTTCCTGTAATAGTATAATTGCTACTATCTACAATAATTCCATTCTTATAAACTATAGGATCTTGTGATCCAATTGGTGTAAATGCTAATGTAAATGTTGTTGAGTCTGTTGAAGAATTATTTTGTGCTTCAAAATTTTGAATAATTCTGTTAAACACATATGATTTACCCCAATTTTCTATATTGATACTGTAATCATATTCGGGCGCACCTACAACAACGACATCACCGTAATAATTTGTTGATACTACGCTACCAAATTTATCCGCTGTAACTTCCGGACTTTCTAATGTAGTTACAAATTCATAATCTACATTTATTGCTTTACCTGTACCTGAACCAACGTTAGTCGCAGTGAAATATATACCTACAGCATTTTCTACTGCACCAGAAGTTGTAAATTCGGGATCAATGCCTAACTCAGTAATTTGATATGTACGACCAATAACGAATGATCCTGCATCAACTACTGTATTATTTCTACGATAGGCATGAACTTTATTTCTAATATTTGGCGTGTCTGTATCATAATCGCCAATATATAACCAATTAGCATCACCTGACATTGCAAGACCAGTACCAAAATTAGTTGCACCAATTGGGGCAGCAATTGTTGTTGTAAATGGAGTTATGTCATCTGTGATTGTTGTATCGTTTACATAATAAAAGTAAACTTTAGGATCAACTGTTGCTTGCGATATGGCATATACATTTTGAGCATAGGCAATATTAGTACCAAAACTAATATCGTTAGTAATCGTTTGATCTTGTTCATAAACTTTGTTCAATGCATCGTACTGGAAGCGATAAACATTACCTGTACCTGCATCACCGAACAAGTAGTCACCCTTTGATGTGAATGCAACAGATGAACCAAAATTTACACTATTTTCTATTTCAAATTCATTATCATATTGATAGTTAATACTTTTACGATATACTGCCCAACCGCCGTCATTATTAAGGTCTACCCATGCAGTATTTTTAACAAATTCTTTTTCTAATAACGGTAGATTTTGTATATCGCTTGGTTGATCTACACGCTGGCTATAGAAATTATATGCTATACCTTGACCTGTAATAGTTCGTACACTATTGCTTAATACGAGAGGAACTATAACTTCATAAGGATTTACAATTTGAGTTGCTACGTAATATCCATTGATAGAACTATCAAAGTTTATAATAGCAAAAATTTCATATTGATTTAAGTTATGTGGTTTATCAAATGTAATCGTAGTTGTACCATTCAAGTTAGCATTTGCTTGAATAACTTGTCCTATAACATAGGGTGTCATTACTTGCCATTTTGCAAGATAATTCGCTAGATAAACATAGTCGCCTACGTAAAAATTGTTGATAGGTACAATCGTGCCGTATTGATCTACACCTACCGCTAACTGTTCAAAGAAGTATGCACTCATTTTAACATCGTTAAAATTTACATAACCAGCGTCTGGGAATGTAACACTGGGGGTGTATTGAGATATTAATGGTAATACATTTGCAGTATTAACAGGTTGACCATAATTTCTTAAATTATATAATGGTACTATTTGTTGTACTCCTTCAACTGTTTGACCTGTTGTTAGGCCCACGGTTCCTGGATTGCCTGTCAATGAATTTTGATTTAGTTTGAATTCAATAAAATTATTGTTTAGTACGCCGCCAAATGTGCCGGCTAGTATTGCCCAATTTTCATAAATGTTATAATCAATACCGCCCTGCGGTAAGTTTGCACCCTTGAACACGCTCAATGCAGCTCTAGTACCTTTTTCTTTAATGAAGTTTTTATAAACATTTACTTGAGTAATATCTGTCAAGTCAGCACTTGCCATATATGGTCTTGGTCTAAATCCTATTAGACTAAAGGCTACTTGATCGGCATCTTCTTCAAGATTGGCTTGATTAGAATTGTAGTACAAGGAACTTTCATAACTTCTTGTGCTGCTATTAGGCAATAGTCCCTTTTGTATTTGATCGTAATCGGTTTCTTTCCATTGTGCTTCTACAAATGTAGGGCTAGGTTGCAATACAGATAATGCAGTAAAATACTTGTTTTTGAATTTAACAATTGCGCCCTTAGTGTATTTTGTATTTTCTTTCCATTCTTCAATATTGTCTTGGTTATATATAAATCCACTGGCAAACATAGTGCCGTTCCATTCGGCGCTCTTAGTACCTTGAACGAATATGCGATTTTGTTTCAATCCTGATATTAGGTTATAAACAACGTCACCGAAAATAGTATTGTTATCAAAAACTATACCATGTTCTATGTTGCTTAAGTTAAATTGTCCGTAAGCGATAGTATCGCCTCTATTCAATGCTGATACACTAAATATTGTTCCATCTCTTGATATACTCAAATCCCTCATTTCAATAGGATATAAATTTTGGTTTAATACAAAATTAGTTTGTTGATAAGTCAATGGTTGTACTATTTGACTTTCTTTATCAATTATTAGAGTGTTGGCTGCTGGATTTAATGTAACGATACTTCTTGTACTCCAGCCAAATTGAGACCAGTATAGGAACTCTGCGACCATTTGTTCCCAATTGATTGTTACGCTTGATTCTATGATATCAAATTTAGCGCCTGCACTTGTGAGATAAGCGCCGTAACTCATTAAAAATTGTGACACTTCTTGTGCTGTATAGAGTGTAGTGCCATATGGAACTAACTGTACAGTATCTTTATAGTCGCTTGCAACCTCAACTGTAACATCTTGTATTGTAATCTTTTTAGTGTTGCTATTTTTTACAGGTACTAATGTTTTAAAGTAATTTGTTGTTTGACTATTACCAAATACTTTATATCCATCATCTACTAATTGTACAACGACGGCACTGTAAATCAGTCTATCATATGGTTGATTTTCATATAATAATACTTGATAACTTTCGTCAGGAATTAATAGGCTTGCATTCTTAGATCCTGGAGTACCCTTTTCAACAAAGAATTTTAGTAATGTCTTATCACTAAATCCTGCTAATCTGTATACTAACCTTACATCTAAATTCTTTAATAATTTTTCTATGTTATCAGTAGCATTGACTCCTAATTGCTTTTCAAAGTCAACTATCCAGTTGATATATGAAGTCTTTGCGGTACCATTACCATATATTTTTATATCGGCAGGAACTAAATGAGTTCTATTATTAATTAAGAATTGATTGAATTCAATATTATATTTGTAGTTGTCTAAATCTACACCAAGATTAAAGAAGTTTGCAGGCTTCAATAATGCTTGTAATCTCATTAAATCATATGGCCAAGTTGAACTGCGGCGATAACTAAATTCAACAGGTGCTACGTCACCTATATTCCAATCACGTTGGAAAGTATTTGTATTATAGTTACCGACTAATGCAAATAATGGATTAATTAATTCGCCTTGATCATTTACAGGTAATATATTCAACAATCCTGGACGCTTATAGATGTCAATTGTTATTGGATTGCCGTTATTATAATCAATACCATTTTCCATATCTTGCCACAATATCAAGTTGTCGCTAGTGTATGGAGCAGGACCATAACGTGTTTCCCACCAATCGGGTTTGTTGCTATAACCAATCATTTCCCATGGTGTTAAGTTAGGAGTGCTGGTATCAAAGTAATATGTGTAGATACCTCTCCAATTACCTTGTAGAATTAAACTATTATTGAGTTTATTTCTACTATTCTTATAATTGTATGTGTACTCATTATTAGTTAGATATAATTGTGTTTTATAGTCCAATCTATTTTGTCCAATCCAATCTAAGAAGTTGCCACTATACATATCCAACCATTCATCATAGTTGATTGTATTACTTCTAAAATAGCCAGGAATAATATCAGCAGCAACGATAGGTATTGTGCTGCTTAACTTTAAGTTATTATAAACTCTAGTTTCGTATTCTAATAACACTTGATCACGATAATCTATACAACCCAATATTGGATCATAATCACCGTATAATTTTGTATAACTGCCATCATGACCAACTATAAAGTAAGTTGGTTGATTATATGAACTGTCTAGTGTTACATGCGGTACAGTTGCAGGATATAATCCTAACTTAGTAGGTGTGTTTGGAATGTAACTACCATATGTTTGATTATATTCTTTGACTATAATCTTATCGCCATTTAGTAAGTCTTTTGTTACTACAAGAGACGGACTTTCTGTACTAATAATATAATCAATATTTTTAATAAGTTGTTGCGTTACTGTAGTACCTTGTAATTTTGTCTCCAAATATACTAATACACCTTCATAATTAGCCGTATCAAAATTATAAATTTTGCTTAGTGGGAATGTTGATGTGTCAATATTGTTAAAGAAAGTATATGTGTTTATTAGATACGGAGATTTGTTAGGTATCATGTCTGACCAAAAGAAAGGCATCTCTTGGTTTTTGACACTGGTAATTTGATCTAATGCGTCATCTAATAATTGACTTGGATTAAATCTTTGTTGCCATGCAATCTTGTTTGCTGTATCTATTAATAATGATTTAAATTTAATATATTCTCTGCTATTAAACTTCAATGCATCAAATAAATTATGTTCTGATTGACGTAAGAACGCACCGGGTAATACAAGACTTGCACTATTTTGTATAATGCGATTACCCCATGGTACAATATTACCTAAATCTCTGGTATTGTTAGGACCAAATACTACACCTGTAGTATCAGGATTGTTATAGAATATGCTTTGATAATGACCGCGTATATCACCTATATCTACCGTAGTTACGTCACCGTTAAATGGATTGTTACTTAAATTAATAGGTACAGTATAATATGCATTATTACTTGTTTGATTACTTAATATTGCTACCTGTATTACTGTTTCATTCATACCGGGTATTTGTACTGTAACGTTAGTAAAATTACTACCGTTTTCTACTGTGTAATCTGTTTCTGCGACTAATATATTATTGTTATTATAAACTTCAATACTAGGCCAAATAGTGTCTGATACATTAAGTTGTCCTACATCACATGATACCGTGTAGAAAATTTTGTCCCCTGCTTCAAACTCTATATCTGTGTCCGGAGTATAATTAAATGTGAAAATTTGATATTGAGTGCTTGGTGCTACCGCTGTTTGCCATCCTATCAAACGTTCAAATTCAGTTCTTGACGTAACGTTGTAAACATAACCGGTATTCACATACTGTGTTTCAGTAATATTTTGTTGTAATCCAGTTACATAATTAAATGTATCGGTGTTTAATGCAACTTCAAATGTGATATCACCTACGTTATTAATACTGCTATAAGTAACCGGAAAACCTAAAACAGTATCATTGATACCATTTTCATTTAACTTATATCTGAATAATTCATTACCGGTAAATGTAGTACTTTCATAGAAATCTTCATTACCAAAACTTATACCGTTTTCATCATACACATCAAATTTTGGCGGTTGATTGACTGTAACCTTTTGTTGTGCTTGTATAAAGTTTTCACCGTTGTAATAAAAACTAGTACCTTGATATAATTGTCCGCGCAATACAGCAAATTGGTCATTGGCTTGTATGTCGCCGTCTAGTGCTTCTGTTAATGTAATGATAGGATATGATCCGGCTATAGTTGTGCTATAGTTTGCTACATAAATTTTATTTTTAACTAATGGATTTGATTCATTAGCAAAAACAATTCTTGCTCCGGGAAACAGTAGTAAATCACTATTATTTTTTGTATTAGCAACAAATGATATTACACTTGATCCGGGTATTGAACCAGTAATAATAGTTGGCAATGGATAGATAACTTTAATAGTATAGGTGTCTGTGCCTTCTATGCTTATAATTCGTGTGTTAGCAGGCAATTGGCTAATTTCATTTTGTATTTGATCATTAATATACATGCCTACAGATAATGTTCCGTTCACTGTATCGGCAGGTATATAAATGTTTGTTGAAGTAAGTGATAATGAAGTTCCGTTACCTTGTGTTGCTAGTCCTGTGCCTACTCCTGGACCAGTTGCAGTAAAGTTTCTAATATAAGCTTTACCAGTACCACCTCCCGGAACACTTGTTACAGGGATAAACACATCCCCTACTTTATAAACTACGTCTGTGGTGCCTGCTGCTGTATTCCAATTAGCCTGAGTTGTAGTTCCTAATGATTGTATAATATATTCAGTTGCTGGGACAGTCGTTAATGAGGTAATACTATCTAAACTACTACCAATATTTTCCCATAGTGTATTACCTAATTCTGTTATAGTGTAGGGTAGTCCTGATATCAAAGTGTTGGAATTAAATTCGCCGGTATTTTGTGCTGTGAATAGTGTTTTACCTGCTTGACCGCCGCCGGAGCCTACAATTTCGCCGCTGTATACAGCGGTAAATATACTCCCTACATTATATATAACCCCTATTGTTCCTGCGATTGCGTTCCAATCGGTTGCACCTAAACTTGTAATTACATATTCTATGCCGGGTACAAATTCACCTTCTACAAATACCTCTACACCTAATTCTAACCAACTAGCAGGGTCTGTTGTACCAATACTTAAAATTCTATATTGTTGTCCTACTAGATATTCTCCTATATTAACTGTTGGGCTAGCACTTATGCTTGCTTCTACAGTATAATCAGTATAAGTTTCTACGTCAGGATAAAATGCAGCCTGTCCCGCAACACTTGAAAATGCATCTGTGGTTCTAGTGTCTATAAAATCAATTGATGATTTAGCGACAGTACCGCTGTTGAATAACTTTAAGTTAGGATAAAATTCAATGATAGGTCTTTTTGCTTTATTAATAGTGTTAGCATAAGTTGTTAAAATATTTGGATCATTATTATATTCAGATGTTGCTTTTATTACATCACTATGGAACCAACGATTGCTGCGTGACCATGCATTTTTGTTAATACTATTTCTAGCAATTGTTATATAATCTTGATTTTCAGGTATAAACAATGCTGCGTCAAAATTACCTATATCAAAATTTGTGGTATCATAAGGCAATGATGTTTGTGTAGTAAAACTTTCTGGAACAATTAAACTTTCTACAGGAATCAATTCAATTGCAGTGCCTACACCTTGGACATAATACTGTCCAGTTAAATAACTTCTAGGTATAACGTCACCGTCAAATTCAACCTTTAATCCGTTTGTAAATACAACACCGTTAGTTGATGTAAAATTCTTTTTACCTAATATTTGTGTATTGACATTTAATGTGTTTAACGTATTGCTTTCAATTAAACGTATCACGCCAACTTTATTTGGATTTGTACCATCCTGATAATACAATATATCTAATGGCGCAGAGATATAAGGATATTGTTCAATAAAACCATCTAGATTTTTAAAGAAATTTAATCCAATGTATTGTGTACCAAATTGCGGAGTAATTTTTTGTTCAGTGGGTATCAATCCTGCAGGGGTTAATTTTAATATAGGATCTGCAATATCACCCACATATGTGATAGTAAAGAAATAATCATTAATATTAACATAAAGACCCTGTTCAAACAATCCCTGATTTTTAGTGACTGTCATACTACCTGAGTCTGCGGAACTAGGAATATATGTAGGGCCTCCTAAAATATTGCTTATAGTAATAGTATTATCTAAGGTATTAATAGATTTAACATAATAAATTACCGGACTATAAACTCTTGCAAATCCAGTGCCAACTGCCGGACCTGTAGCAGTAAATATTGTACCTACTTGAATGTCATAAACATCCATATTAGTATTAGACACAGTTTGTACATTGTTAATTATATAGGTATCTTTATTAGTCGTCATACTAATATTGTTGTCATACCCTATAATTACTGTGCCGGGAGCGACACCGGGGCCTACTATAGTTTGTCCAATACTAAATGCACCACTAACTAGATTTTCAACTATTAATAAATTACCATTAATTTCAGCATTTATAATAGCATTAGACTCTACCCCTGCTGATATCCAGTCAGTATTTCCTAAAGAATTAATAAAATATTGAGATCCGGCTTCCAAATCGTTACTAGAAAAAATAGGGAAATTGGTTGTTCTATAAGATTCAAGACCCCCAAAACTAATTCCACTAAATTGTATTCCTGTGCCGATTTCTAAATCATCAACATTATCTAATGTGATGTTTCCAAACAAATCTATCTCTGTAGCCGCAGTTGTTAACAACGGAGTGAAGTTATCATAATTTACATCATATGTTCCTTCACCATAAAAATTAGAAACATACCCTACTTCATTTGATATATTGGTATTGTAGAACATAACTGTTCTACCATTTAAGGATGTGACCCCATCAATATTATTAATATCTGCTAATCTTGCACCATTTAATTGATTAAATGATCGTGTGCTTACAACCCCTACAGGGTTATTGCCGGGATAGTTATATTCATCTTGGGCATTTTTTTGTGGTACATTAAAAGTAATTACGTCTTTGCTTGAACCATTATTGCTTACACCGTAGACATCACGAACATATAAATTAGTTTGTGTAGGGCTATATCCTGTTACACCAGGAGCACCTTGAATCCAAAATTGAGTATCCTGATTTACATAAAAATTATAAGTGCCGCCGCGTATTAATGTGATGGTAGGATTATCTGCGCCGGCGCCTGCGCCCACTGCTCTGATATTATAACTGTTAGGCAGGCTTTGTACAATATATTCATTGTTTAAGAATACTGTGTCGCTAGCAACAATAACTGCAGGTGGACCTTCTGGCAACCAGTAGTACTGGTTGTAGTTAATAATCATGTCAAGATTAGTAAAACTATCCCAACTATAAAATTGACTGTTGAATAATTTACTATTGTCTGTAGTTATACCACCCTGCAATTTTAATGCGTCTAATAATCCAGGATAACTTATGAAATCTTTGGCTACTGATTCATTATCTTTTAAAAACGTAATACCGGGTTCTAGTTGATAATCGGCTCTAGTTTTTGTGGGTTCTGTTACATAATAGTCTTTAGCATCAATACCATAACCAAACTTACTACCTACATAACCTTGTATTTTTCTTGTTAATGGTGGATTGACTAATTGATCCAAGGTAGCCGCAAGGAATTGGCTGTTGGTTGATGTTTGAAATATCTGAGGTAAAAAATCTAAAGTGCGTATTCTAGTCATTTTATGCTATTTGTAATTCATTTGGTGTTAATGCAGGTATTACTAAAATGTCATTTGCTGTTGCTGCATTTACAAAAATTTCATATGGGCTACATTTAATTTCATATAATGTTCCAAAAGGCTCTGCTGGATTATTAGGTACTAAAACTGTAGAACTTATTAACTCTCCTAACTGACTATGTAAGTACGCGCTGAGTTCGCTAAAGAAAAAAGTATCTCCAAAATTCCAACTATTAATATCAAAATATTGATTCATAGTTGTTAAAACGGCGCTACGTATTTCACTATCACTAGCGGTAGTAGTTGAGTTTTTAATAACTTTAATAGTACCTCTTAATGCTGGCGCTGCTTTAGGACCAAATAATGGCTTAAACACTACACTATTTAATACCACACTGTCACTCAACATTTTGTAATCATTTACTTTATTGTAACTTGCTGACAATTCTGCAATTGTAGGCCTGCTAGGTTCAGGGATTGTATTTGTTGTGTCTTGTATGTAATTTTGATATTGTGTATAGTATGCCTGAGTTACAACATAAAGATCAACAATGTTTGTTGTTGCTGGATCAATTCGTGTTGTGTTACTACTGTTGTGTCTATACTGGAAATTAAAACCCTGACGACCATATTTTATTGAATATTCTGGTTGGGCAACAAGTGTATAAAACGGTGTTCTAATTGTTGTATCTTGAACTGTTTTAAAGAAAATATTACTACTATATGCATAAAATAATTGTCCTACAGGATAATCATATTTTACTAATTCAATTTGTTCTTCTGTAGCATATTGATATATGATATCTGTTGACGGCACAATTTCTAAACGTGTTAAATTGATAGCGTCTTGTACTGTTCTAAAGAATACGTATTTGCCTATGTTGCTGCTACCATTTACCACTCCAGTTAAATTATAGAAAAAATCTGGGTTCAAAATTAGTTGTTTATTATTCACATCTGTAGCACTAACTTCTACTTCAAAATCATTAATATAACCATCACTTTCTACTGTTTGACCTAATATATTAACTTTATAATCCCTACCTAGCGCAGATGATGATCCTGGTGCAGTATTAATACCTAATACATTAATAAAATCTTGTAAAATTTTTCCACTAAATGGATCATAAACTATTTCATTAACATTATATGTAAATCTTGTATCTGCAACACTACCAAAATAATATCTTAATGATCTTACTAAAATTTGATATCTGCGATTTCCCAAACTGGTAAATTTAACAAACCAATTATTATCATTATAAGGTCTTATAGTCCATCTATCTTGGTTAACAAGTAAAGAATTATTAAACACTAATGTAAAATCTTGTTCTAATTCTGTCTTTACAATACTTTCTTGAATGTTGGCTATGCTTATAGAATTGTCAAATACTGGAATGATTTGATATAATATACATCCGGATGGCACATAACCATTTAATGCGACGGGACCGTTTCCATTACTAAAATTACCTTCTCCATTATTACTACCATCACCGATAACATTTAATACTGTAGTCCATAATGTTGTAGGATTATTACCAGGCAAGCCTAATACTAATCTATTATTACTATCAAAATAATAACCAGTTGGAGCAACAAATTGTAGCATTGCACCCTTAGTAATATATTTTGTATTAGTTGTACTGAATATACCTACTTGTACCGGTACTTGCAATGTTAAATCTAAATTATAAAAATATCCGTTTTCACTATTTGCATCTACCGTACTTGTTTTCCAATATACTACATTTGTACCGGATGATGGCAATGTAAATCTTTTATACCAAGAACCTTCTTGTGTACTTGTTTGATTAATATAATATTGATTGGCGCGGTTTAATCCTAATGCTCCCGCTAATGTATCGGCAAAAAAGTTAATAACGTCACTATTATTGTTAATAGTTAAATCAAGGACAATATCTTCATTATTTTCCCAAATAGCACCGTCATCACCAAAACTATTGATGCTACTATATTTGCCTGTTGGGTCAAGTAAATCTAAATTCTTTGATACACCAATACTACTACGATTAATAGCCTTTGATTTAATAATTGAACTGTATAATGTATACGGGAAATTGTTATAATCTTCACCATTAACCATACGATTCTGTGTATAGTAACGTGTAGGTGCGCGTTGCTTGATGCTTGGTAGACTTTCACGTGCCTGTGCATTGCTGACAGGTTGTGTTAATGTTAATCCCAATGTTAGTGTTTCTGCACGGCCTTCGCGTGTAATATATGTAAATGCAACTGTTATACCTTGCATTTCATTTGGATCTATTGTATATGTAAGTCCATTACTTGCACGAACGTATGATCTAAAAGTTCCCACGGGAATGTTACTGAAAACGCCATCACCGAAATTATATGTAACTTGATCGTTGAATCTTGAACTTACACTGAATATACTTTTCTTGCTTGATTCAGTTTGTAGGTAAGCATCAGCATAAACGTTATCAACTTTTTCCCATAAAATTCTTGTATTGTTATTTGTGTTTAATTGATATAACCATGTATCAGTATTGTTAACACCTTGAATATTAATAGGTACTGCTTGGTTAGCGATCTGCTGTTCTAGTACAAAATCAAAATTAACTAATGACCCTTGTTTAAAATAAAAGAAATAGCCTGTATTTGCACTAGCAAAGCCCAGCCTATCATTTCTATAAAGCATATTAAATTTGCCGGTTGGGGCAGGGGGAATTTCATATAATGAATCACTGTCTACACTTGTAACGCTTACTAATTCAAAGCCCATACTAGTGCCATCTACTGAAGTAGTAAACGGTACTATAGGTAAACTATTACCGGGTATTTGTATAGCATACTCTGCTGTTAAAATTCCCAATAAGTCGCTGACGTTACCCGGTCGTCCTACACGCTGACTGCTTATTAACGCCGAGTTTATGATTGTATTAAACTGCTCAAACCAATTGGGGTTAGCAGGATCATTCCAAAGTATAATAGCATTACTTAAATTAATACCATTATAGTCTGTAATGTTTTGTGTTGTTTGTATGCTTGTAACTTTTAAATAACCTTCAGCACATAGATTACGTTTCGGGGTATAACTTACTAGGTTTGCTAACTTAATTACGCTATCACGGCGTTCCGCAGTGTCTATAAAGTTTTCACGCGCATTTAAATCATTTCTAAAGGCAAGACCTTGACCCATGAATGCCATAACGTCAAGCAATGCGATAAATTCGCTTGATTCAATATAGTCATTGTAGGTTTCTGGATAGTAAGTACGTAGGTAATCTATAAAACTCTTACGTAATGTTTCGTAATCATAACTACGGAAATCAACTTCACGAAAGGTTTGGTAGATTGTTTTCCAATCATTTACACCGAACAATGCTGCTTGTCTAGAACTTGTAGCCATGATTTCTCTCGTAATTCTAGTATTTATCTATCCGAAAAAACCAATTTTTTAAGATTATACTACGCTGGCACTATTACTATTTGCATTAAAAAATACGCTTAATAGTTGCGTTTGATTGAAGGGTGCTATTGATAATTCCATTTCTACTAATATGCCATTTTGCTGCGGATATGCGTTGACATAATTAATCATTAGTCTAGGGTCCTGACTAGCGATTCTGCGTATTTCTTCTTCTAATGCCATTTGTACGTCTTGTACGTTTGGATCAAATACAAACCCCCACATGGTTGTACCGTAGTCCGGTTGTCCGACTTTCTCACCCTGACGTATGTTAAGAGCGTTGATAAAGTCTTGTACCACTAATCTTTCATCAACCAATCTATACTTTTTACCCGCGATAATAGGGTTTGTGATAGACCCTACACCGCCCTGATAACCTGTACGGACATTTGTTGATCTGGGTTTGTTGGCATTGATTGTGCTAAATCCTATGTATTGTGGCATAAACTTATTTATTATCTAATTTAGGCGATGTTTCTTACCGCAAATTCCGGAAATTCTTTATAAAGATCATCAAGTTGTTTTTTAATTGCCGCACGTTCTTTAATTTTTGCTTCATACTTTGCTTTTAATCCATTGACTATGCTTGATCCTTGCGGCAAGTTGTTAGCGGCAATCGCATATTCTTTATATGCCACCTGAAACTCGTCATCTTTTTTCTTGAATGCATCTTTTAACTCTTTTTGTTTAACTATAAATCCTTTTCTTTCTTCAGTCGTACTTTCTATTTTTGCTTTTGCTGACTCACTTACACCTAAATAATTAGGTTCAGGTATACCGGGATCATTCATAGCATTTCTTAGTTCACTTGCTATGGTTTCTCTATCTGGTACGGTGTTAACACCAGCACTAGGTGATTTTAATCCTAACCCTGCTGCTGCTATTGACCCTGCTGCATTTTGCAATAATGCTGCTGCACCTGCAGGTAATTTGCTTGATACTAAATCAACAAGTCCGTTAATATTAGGGGACGATAATGATCCTAAGTTGTTCTGACCTAGAAGATTATCTACTGCGGACATAGCAGTATTTTGAATATTGTTTAATGATTCCGTAGACAAATTCTTTAATTCTGCTTGCAATCCTTCAGTGCCCGGTAATACCGGCATTTTGCCTTTACTAAAATCAGTTATGCTTGTTACTGATCCTAAAGATCCAGGTAAATTGTTTAGTCCGGCGGCGACACCTGAAACATTCTCATATAAACTAGACATAGCATTATCTGCTAATGCTTGAGGATCACTAATTATTTGATTTAAATTATTATCACCTTCTGCCATTTTACCTAAATTAACTAAAGATTGCCCTACACTAGCAACACCCTGTTCTAAACGCTGCTGATTTAATGGGAACGCAGAATTAGGATTTAAAAATCCCTGTGCTTGCTGCGCAAACTGATTTGTTGTTGCTGTTAATGATGCAGCATCAACGGCTGCTGTCTTAAGTTTTTGTAAACTAGTTAGATCATTTGGTACATTGGGTATAAGTGCGCCTATACTATTTTTAATAGTCTCATAGGCATTAGCCTGTAATCCTCGACCGGTGCTGACAGCATTGGATGTATTAGGATTTTTTAATAGTCCTTGCAAGGCTGTTTCAACACCGCTTAATGTGCCTAATCCTGTTTCGGCTAATTGACCTGCATAGTTACCATTTTGTATATCTTTATACGTTTCGTTTAACTGACCTAAAGGTTCTTTTTGTAGAAATGAACTGTTTATGTTTCTATTGCTATTAACAACTTCTAATACTTTGTCAACGCCGTTGTTTGTTGCACTTAAAATCACACCATTGATTTCGCTAGGGGCTTCTGCTCCTGTAATCAATCCTGCATTTTGTAATGCTGTTTGAGATATTTGTAAATTTTTAACCATAGCATTTGATTGCGCTGGTATATTTCTAACAAAACTATTATAATCTTTTGCTCCTGATTTACCAGTAAAGATTGCAGGCGGCATTGATTTAGAAATATCATTGCCTGCTCCTACTAAACTTTCAACCAATCCTGCTGATCCTGGCTTTATAATGCCTGCATTTTCTAATTGTTTAGGTGTTAATGCATATTGACCTATATAAGTTTCACTACCTTGTTGTGAATCTAATACTGTATAACCTTTTGTTGCAGCGGGAGCCAACTCGCTTTCTGCGACTCCTTGAGCAATTGTACCCAATGTGGCCTGTGTAGTTAATGGATCAATGCTTACACTTACCGGTGGGGTTTTAGTTGCTTTGATTATATTTGTATTATCTATGATCATTTTAATTTATTTAACGTCCTCTACTCAATGGGCCTTTAGGTGTTTGAGGTAGTTTGCTATTTGCTGCCCCGCTTGTTTTTACATTCACTCCTAAGTTTGCATCAGCCCAAGGCGTATGCGCAGGTGCGCGACTAGTAATACTCTTTAACTTACTAGGTGCAGCGGTCCAACCTTTTGTATTATCAAACAACGTATCTGTGTGTTGTGTTTGATCTATGACAGGGACTGTTGCAGGATTGGTTGAAGTTTTACCAGAATTTAGATTTACTCTGCTACCGTTAACAAATGCCTTTGCTCCACTTGCCATACTAATGTCGCCTTGGCTGTACATACTATAAGGGCCGTCTGCTTTTACAGTATGTGTGCCCGTAGTATATTGATTAAAGTTTGCGCCGGATCTGATCTTAAAATCTTTTTTACTTTCTATTTCAATACTTTCTGCTTGTATTTTTAAATTTTTCGTAGCCTGTATATTAATATTGTTATCGGCATGTAGGTTGATATCCCCTTGTGTTCTAACGTTAAAACTATTTGTACTATAGATATCAACTGTGCCTTCTTTACCTAATTCAATATAACTTTGACCATTAGCATGAATTATAATTAAAGTTTGTCCGCTGTCACTCATCATAATTTGATGACCTAATGATGAGCGAATTCTTACCAAATTATCTTTACCTGCTATATCTCCGTCATCCATTACTAATGTATGACCGCCTCGGCGTGCTACAACCTTTAACAGTTTATTTTTTTCTCTGAGTTGCGTAGGAACAGTTTCATCGTTATAGCCACCTTCATAGATAGGTCTGCCTGGTGTGCTTATACCAAATCCTACACGACTTATGTTTTCACGTTGTGCGCTACTGCTGATAGGTCCACGAATAGGATCACGTATTAATCCCTGTTGCCACATTGTACTTGCTATCCAACTCTGTACTGGTTTGGCGGCTGTTAAGTATTTTGTAGTGTTAGTAAATTCTTTATTGTTAGAGTTAATGTTTGTGGTGGGCAATAAAGGGGAATCACCATATTTTTGTGCTTCACTGGTATTAGGTACAATAGCATTTGTTGCGCCAATAGCAGGAACCATTTGTAATGCATCTGCTTCTGGTATACAACCTATATAAAATCCATAACTTAAATCACCGTCTGCAAATAAACATAGCACTTGCGTGCCTACATCAGGAGGGGCGAACCACATACCATAACTACTTGAATTTCCTTTATATGTGCCCTCTCCGGTATTACCGCTTGTTGCTCTTGTTAAACCATAAAACGGACTTAAAAATTGTACCTTACGCCAGTTACGATAATCTTCAGGATCAGTACCGCTGTTGTCTAATAGATATACTTCAATAGTTCCCATACGTTTAGGATCACTATTGTTTTTAACAATGCCTATTACAGGTGCAAGTCTTGGGTTTGCACCGCCGCTAAAGATACTACTTCTTTTTGTAGGGCCTTTTGCTTTTTGTATATCTTCTGCCATTATCCACCTCTACGTATCTGTTCTATTTCATCCGGCATATAACCTAAACTGAACAATTCGCCGTCACTTAAGTTTTGTAAATTAGTTGGCTCTCTGCCTTGTTTTTCTGGCTGCGTGTTATTAGGTATATTGTTTTGCGGCTTACTATCATCATCTGCCACTTGACCTTTTGGCGTGTTAGTTGTTTGTTGAGGACTTTGTTGTTGCGGGGCTGCTTGTGTTGCAGGTGACCCACCCTGTGACGCCTTAGCAGGTTTGTTGCCCGGGAATGTAGGACCTATTAAATTTAATGTTTGTTCAAATTTACCACCATTAAAAATACTATCAACATCAGCCAACAAATAAACAATAGCATCTTTGGCTACTGCTTTTACATCTTCTGGATATTCTATAAAAAGAATATTTTCATTTATCTTTTGTAATCCAGTTTTATCATCATAATCTTTGCCTTCTTTAAACACAACTTCAACAAACACTTGCCCACCTTGTGCATTAATAGTGAAACCATCAGTATCGTAAAATTGATTATATAAAGAATTGATTGAACTTACTCCGTCTCTAATTAAATAATCTGGATCTCCGATTATTTTCATTCTACCTTGGTAATAAGCACCTAGGTCATTTAAATATGTTGTGACACTATTTTGTGCTTCAAGACCCACACCTAATGATGATGTTCTATCTCCGTTATTTCGTGCCCCGGTCGCGATAGGTGAGACTCCGCCTCCTGTTGCGGTTCCTGCAGGATTACTACTACCCGGGCCTGCGTCAGATTTTAATCCTGTATTGCCGCTAGTTCCGCCTGTACCGCCACTTCCTGGACCAGAATTGTTTGGCGGGTTTTGCGATTCTCTACCGCCACCTCCGCCGGATTTTTGACCGCCACTACCTGCTGCATCTACACTAGGGCCTAAACCTAATACAGAATTAAAGTATAGATAGTTA